CCATGCCGACTGGGACTTGGTGGTTCCCGACCAGAAGAACTTGTAGACGTAGACCGAACTCGGCTCCCCCGTGAAGAGGGCGAAGATGACATCCTCAGATGAGCTTGCGGCCATCCGGTAGAGGCCATAGGGCAGATACGTGGGCACATGCGCTGTCGTATCGGTTGCGTCATTGGTCAGCGTGGTGGCATCCACGTAGTACTCACGGAGCCCCGTGTGCTGCGCTTGGGTGACCCCGAAGTACACCGCCTGCCCAATCCCTACGGGGCGCGCATTGGTGCCACTGTCAAACTCCGTGGCTACGTCTGCCTTCACCGTCTTGGGGCTGAGGAGTTCCTGACCACCGGAGAGCTGGAACTGGGTCTGGTCCGAGAACAGCAGTAGGCTCTTATCGAACGGCACCGCATACTTCAGGATGGACACCCGGTTGGTTCCCACGTTGGTGTCGATGGGGTCCGTATCGAGGACTGCTGTGGCCGTCTTGGCCCAGAAGTTGTAGTACTCCCCCGAGCGGGACAGACACACGTTCTCATCCGAGAGGAAGCCAAGGCGCCCACGGTAGTAGTAGATGTCCGCGATGGTTCGCCCGATGAAGGAGGCCGGGGGGTTGCTCGTATCGTCCCCTACCTGTCGTGCTGCCCAGTCCACATAGGTGAACAGGAAGGTGCCATCGGATTGCCTGATGAGCTTCCAAGGCATCGTACCGGGGTCGATGGTGTTCTTCAGTCCGGGCTTCACGGTCTCCACCCATGAGTTCCCGTTCCAGACTACATAGTAGGTGCTAGTTCCACCTGTGGGGTCACCAGTGATTTCGATGGTGTACCCGGGCTCGAAGGTCGGGGGCAGCTTGCTGTAGGAACTCACGGCCTTGGTCATATTCAGGGTGGCCGTGTTGGCGTACCCATCCGAGCAACTGGCCTGCGTGAGTGCTGCACCATCCAGCCGCTGTGCCTTGATGATGGAAGAGTTCGGGAGCACGAACACCGAGTACCCAGCGCCCAGAGCCGTAGCCAGTTGGGATGCCAGAGTGGAAGCAATCACGGTGGTGCTATCGGAGGTCGATGGGGTCCCATAACTGACCGAATGCCCATCCACGCTCACCGAGTACAGGATGCTTGGCTCTGATAGGACGATGGCGAAGTAGGCCACGTTGGCCGCATTGGAGGCGCTCGCTGTCTGCTGGGCCACCTTCGTGTTCTTGTTCAGGATGAAGGTGTAGTCCGCTACGGTGACAAAGCTGAAGTCCGTAGAGGGACTCGCTGAGGTGAGGTAGCCGAGGCCTGCTGGGTACGTGACAGTCCGTGGGGTGCCATCGATGAGGCTGAAGACCTGCAGGACACCACTTCGGACGAACACTGCGTACCGCTCAGTGACCGAACGGTTGATGATGTGGACCGCTGCGTTGGTGATGGTGTCCCGGGAGAGGAGAGCCAAGTAGGTCAGCGGGGGCCGCTTACGGAGACCAGTGGCAATCGTGGGGTAGGCGTTCTCGCTAAGTTCAGCCTGGGTGTCGTGGCGCAGAGTAGCGGGCTGCTGGCTGACTCCATTGAACAGGCTGGGGATGCTCTTGTTGATGAGGGTCATTTAGAACACTTCACCGGAACCGGGGCGCATCCACGCGTTGGCTACGCTGAAGCTGTCGGTGAACATGTTGTAGGCCCCATCGTCCCCTTCAGCATCCTTGAGAGCGATGAGGGCCTTCACTTCGTCATCCTCGGTCAACCTGTCCAGCGTATCGGAACTCAGGTTGTTCCCTTGGAAGGACCGGGAGGCACAGATAGCGATGTACTGGCGGGCAGTCTGCGGGAGCTCATCCCAGTCAAGGAAGAAGACCACGGTGGCCTTGAGGTCCTGCGTGAAGATGTACGTGTGGTTGGCCTTGTCGTAGAGCTTCTGGCCTCGGAGGGCCACCTGTGCGCTCGTTACGCTGCGGTCCAAGGAGACCTTGAGGGCGTTCGTGGGGGCCGTGATGGTGTTGTCAGATGCCCGTGTGAGTGGGTACTGTTCTTCGGTGTTGAAGGCCCAGCCCGTGGATTGGACTGTGCGACTGAATTCGAGGAGCTTGGCGCGCGCGCTGGCTACATCAGCGAGGCCGGTGTTGGATAAGGTATTAACGGGGGACTCGCCAATAGCAGCGAGACACATATTGACCGCTTCGAGTTCGGTCATGAGGGCCGAAGCCATAGGGGAATCCTCTGTGAAAAGACGAAAAAAGGGGGACCCTCTTGGTTAAAAGAGAATCCCCCTATGGGTACTACTGTGTATTACGTGGTCGTAGCCAGTTCGACCGAGCACTCGGGCCGCAAAATTCCGTGACCAACGGCATACTTGGACACAATCAGCGTGCCCAAGCGGCGCTCGTCATACGACATCCGCATGCTCAGGTCCAGCAGCTTCACCGTGCCCACTGCTTCCTTCGTCGTGACGATTGCAGCCGTCTTCGTGAAGTCACCTTGGTACGCGGTCGGGCCCGTGTTGACAACCGTGCTCGGGACGTGGTTCGTCTTGACGATGGTTGCACCACCAATCTTCAGAATCTTGCCCGTGCCGTAGTTACCATTGCCTTCTGCCCAGTCACGGTTCACCAGTGCGGTCGATTGAGCCAGGAGGTAGTACTGAGCCGGACGAACCAGCGCGCTACGTTCCGAGGTCGAGGGGATGTCCTTCTCGTCCATCGCTTGAACTGCAGCGTAGATACCAGCAGCGAGGTCCGTTGCCGAGGTCTTGTACAGCGTGGTAGCCGAGGTGAGAACCGTGCCGCCCACAGCACCCGTAACCGTAGCCGAAGCACGGGCTGCGAGAGCCATAACCTGCATCACGTTCTTGTCCCAGTTCGCTGCCAAGAAGCGGCCCGTTTCCTGCGAGTAGACCGAGCGGTAATCGAAGTGCGACTTCGCTTCATCGATGTCAGCAATGAACACCGAAGAGACCAAGAGGTCATCAATGACGATGTTGCGTTCGTTCAGGTTGGACGTCTGACCAACGATTTCCGTACCCGGGGTGTGGTAGCCACCCGTGACGCGCCACGTTGCCGGGAACTGAGCCGACTTGCCCGAGCTGATGGTACGAACCGTGTGGAGGGGCATGACCACGTTGTTTTGGTCGAATGCCGTGAGAACTTCACCGCCATAGACCTTGAGGAACAGGGCATCAGTTGCGCCTGCACCGTTAATCTGACCACCGGCCAGGACTGTTGCGTTTGCCATTTGAGATAAATCCAGAATGAAATGAAAGAGCGGCCAGAGGGTGGCCTTGGAGGGTTCACTTCAGAGCAGACTTAGGCGTGGACGTGTGCATGGTTATCTTCCCTCGGGAAGGCCAAGTGTTCCTTGCGTGGAATGCTTAGAGATGGGTGATGCGGTATTACGGATTCGTGCGGGTTGCAGGCTGGACCGGATTCAGTTCAACCAATGTGTCACTTGCGTTGCGCGCCAGGAGGCCCATTGCAATGGCCGTCTTGACGTTGATTCTGAGGTTCCCATGAGGAACAAAGGTATGGGCATCGTTGACCGCCTTCGTGGTATCCAACTTGCCACTGCCGAGTGCAACAGCAGCAGCAATCTTGGTTCCAGAAGCGTTCACCGAGGAGCCCTTATTGGCATCCAGAGATGGCATGTTAGAAGGCCGTAGTGCGGGAGAGTTTGGCTTCCACTTGTTTGCGGAAGGCTTCATCCTTCGAGTAACGCGGGTCCGACATATCACGCACCATCTCAGCCGTGGAGCCATAGCCAGCATTCCCAGCGTTGGCATTGCCACCGCCAAGGAGTTGCGGTTCGCGGCCATTGGCTGCCTCATAGCGGGCACGAAGACCGCTGATGGCCAGCTTGGCTTGATCCACAGAACCCGTGGTGACCGCTTGGTTGTAGGCATCGAGTTCACCAGCAGTCAGGCCGTTCTTCGCCCATGCTGCCATAGCGTTGAACTGTTCCTCACCACCTGCGGCTTCGAGGCCCTGTGCGCGGACTTGCGTGGCCAGAGCTTGCTGACCAGCGATATACGCGTCCACCATCGGCTTCGGGATGCCAGCGGCTTCGAGCTTCTGGTACGAGGCATCCGAGAGGTTGCCTGCCTGAGCGAACTCCGTACTGAAGTCAGCGAGGTTCAGGCCCTTCGATTCCAGTTCTGCAGCGGCAGCATCCGTACCGGCCTGCGGCTCAACTGCAGTGTTTGCCTCAACGGGCTTACCCTGCGATTGCTTCTGTTCCAGTTCGGTGTACGAGCGCGCCCACGCTTCGGTGTCTACTGCACCAGTCTCAGGGTTCCAGAACTTCTCGGGAACGTGAGCGGGGCGCTGCGTGGCTTCTGCTTGCGGAGCATTGCCCGTGGCTGCATCGTACTTCGCTGCCATCGCTGCATCGTACTCGGGGGTCCCCGGTGCCGGTTGGCCTTCCGTGGCTGCGGTTGCTGCTGCGTTCTCAGCCATTAATTGTCCACCCGGTAGGCTTCGTGCGAGTCCAACTGAACTGCGCCTTCAGGAATCGAGAAGCCATCTTCGAGGACCTTAGCCGGAGCCTTGGCCTTCTTCGGGGGCGGCTCTACGGGAGCCTGCGGTTCACTGCCGAGGGGAATTGCGTCTGCCATGTTACTGTCCTTGTGGTGCGGGGGCCGCTT